CAAGCTGCGCCTTGCCAACCAGACGGGCATCATCGACAGCGACTATCGCGGCGAGCTGAACCTCATCGTTGAGAACATCGGCAGCGAACCCATCCGCGTCCCCGTTGGCTCGCGTATTGCCCAGATCATGATTGAGAAGAACATCGACGTCACCTTCCATGAGGTTGACATCCTCACCATGACCGAGCGTGGCGCAGCACCGTCGGGCAGTACAGGAGGGACAATCAATGGCAGCGTATGACGAGCACTATCAGGGCGCAGTCCAGCCCATCCAGCTCATGCGGGCACAGATGAGCAAGGAGGCATTCATGGGCTTCCTGCGTGGCAACATCATCAAGTATGCCAGCCGCCTCGGTAAGAAAGACAAAGAGGTCAAAGAAACTGCGAAAATCTTGCAGTACGCTCTTTGGCTCCACCAGACCGCGCAGGGAGAGGAGTTAAAGCTATGACAGAATCCACCATCTACAGATGCGATCATTGCAAGCGCACTTTCCACGAGGAAACCGATGCACTCCGATGTGAGGAGCGTCACCGTCCACCACGCGCAATATTGAGTGCTGCCTATGGAAGCGAACCCCTCGGCATTCGCAGCTACCCACAAAGCATCCGCGTCATGCTTGAGGGCTACAATGTCGGCGTTTACTCACTAGATCATATCGAATAATATTTGATCTTTTGACTAATTCAAAAATCCGAACCAGCCAGACCTACAGCCGCAAGGGATTCCGCAGGTGGCACACAAGAAGAAGGTGGAAACACCTACTCACCCACCCACACACAGAAAGGAAAACACATCATGGCAAAGACAACCTACCGCAAGGGAACGACCAACATCGGCACCTTCATGTTCCCGCATTTCACCGAGACCGAGAAATTCAAGGGTACAGACACGGGCAAATTCGCCGTCTCCTTCCTCCCTGATACGGAGGAGGAGAAAGTGCAGCTCATCACAGAGATTGAAGCCGAATGGCAAAAATACGTCGAGAGCGACGAGGGCAAGAAGCACAAGTACAAGTTCGACTACGCGAACGGCATTAACGAGTACAAGGGCGAAGACTACTTCAAATTCAAAATGCAGCGCGTCATCCAGACCAAGAACGGCGCATGGGAACGCCGTGTCCCCATCTTCGACGCATCAGGCAAAGAGATCAGCGCAGAACTTACCAGCATTGGTAGTGGCACACGCGGGCGCATCGCCTACGAACTCATGCCCTACTACATGAACGACAAGAACTACGGCGTGTCACTGCGCCTCACAGGCGTACAGATCATCGAGCTCAAGGAAACGGGCAGTGTCTCGGCATCCTCCCTTGGCTTTGAGGCATGTGAGGGCTACACCCACACCGCTCCTACGCCGTTTGACGACGCACCTGCCTCCGAGGAGGAGGACTTCTGAGACACCTCAGAGGGGGCAAATACAGCTATACGCCGAGCAGAGGGCATCGCTCGGGACTAGAGGACAGCATTGCACGCCAGATCAAAACCATCGAAGACAAAGAGGTCTATGAGCGGCACACGCTTTCCTACACCGTCCCCGCGAGCACCCACACCTACACCCCCGACTTCATCCTATCGAACGGCATCATCATCGAGGCCAAGGGACTCTTTGACACCGCCGACCGACAGAAGCATTTGCTCATCAAACAGCAATACCCGCACCTAGACATACGGTTCGTCTTCAGCAGCCCCTCCCACAAACTCTACAAGGGCAGCAAGACCACCTATGCAGACTGGTGCAAAAAGCACGGATTCCTCTACGCAGCGAAACTCATCCCCGCCGCATGGTTCCGTGAGCCGCAGAAAGACACACAGGGCTTGAAGGAGAAGCCCAAGAAGAAAGAGAGATAACCATGAACCCACAGAACCTCACCTTCAAGGAGCGTGATGCAACCACAGGACTCCACCTCACATACAACATGGCAGACATCCCCGCCGCAGAGTACGAGAAACTTGTCATGCGTGCAGGATGGTTCAGCATCGGCTTCCACTACATCATCCACCCCGACGGCAGAGCAGAGGCAGGACTGCCCATTACCCAGCACGCTGACCCCTCCATCGAGGGATGGCAGGACAAAATCTGCATCCTCCTCATGGGCGCACCCGAGGGGCATCCCACAGCCCTCCAACGCGCCGCCGTCGACACCATCGCACGGGAACACAACCTTCCACCTATCTACTGGAGACAGCATGAGTGACATCATCCGCGCCCATCTCCCTTGCCCCGACTGCGGCAGCAGCGACGGAATGACAGAGTACGAGGATCATACCTACTGCTTTGTCTGTGCGAAATGGACGCCGAGCACAACAAGAGAAAGGACGAATGCAGTGAGCAAACACCTCATCCCTATCGGGGACATGGAGTACCGTGCACTACGGGCACGCGGCATACGCGAAGACACCTGCCGCAAATACCAGTACACATGCACCAGAGACAATGATGGAAACCCCTTGCAGGTCGCCACCTACTACGACGACGAAGGACGCGCCATCTTCCAGAAGACACGCGACAAAGACAAAAATTTTTGTGTCTTAGGTAAAAAACAGCACCGCTTCTACGGGCAGCACCTCTACCACAGCGGACGCAAACTCTGCATCACCGAGGGCGAGATCGACTGCCTCACCGTATCACAGGTACAGGACAATAAATACCCCGTTGTCTCCGTCCCCTTCGGATGCCAGAGCGCAGACAAAATCTTCCGCGAGAACCTAGATTGGCTGCTCGGTTTTGAAGAAGTGATCGTCATGTTCGACGAAGACGAGGCGGGGCAGAAAGCCGTCCGCAAACTCAGCGGCATCCTCCCGCCAGGACGCCTCAAGATTGCCCACCTCCCGCTCAAAGACCCTAACGAATGCCTCCTTGCGGGACATCCCGACTACATCATCTCTGCCATCTGGAACGCCGAGGAATACCGACCCGACGGCATCCATAACGGCAAAGACATGCTGGACATCCTTCTCTCAGACGACGGAGACACCGAGGGCTATGACTTCCCGTGGGCAGAGCAGCTTACCCGCATGACACGCGGCATCCGCAAAGGAGAGATGATCTTACTCACAGCGGGCAGCGGCATCGGCAAATCTACCACAGCGCGGGAGCTTGCCTACGACCTGCATATGACACACGGGCTGCGCGTCGGCATGATTATGCTTGAGGAAGCCCCAAAGAAAACCCTGCGCGACCTTATGAGCATTCACCTCAGTAAGCCCCTGCATCTCATGTGGAGCGCAAAAGTCAAAGAAGAAGTGCGGCAACACTACGGCGAGGTATTCGGCGATGGTGGCATCCTCCTTTACGACCACTTCGGCAGCATCGAGAGCGACAACCTGCTCGACAAGATACGCTACATGATCGTCACAGGCGGCTGCGACTTTGTTGTCTTAGACCACATCACCATCGCAGTCACCGCTATGGATGACGCCACACGGGACGAGCGCAGCACCATCGACCGCCTCATGACAAGCCTTCGGAGCCTCATTGAGGAGACACGCGCAGGAATCCTTGTTGTCTCCCACCTGCGGAAAACAGACAACAAGAGCTGCCCCTTCGAGCAGGGCGGGACAATCAGCATGGACGACCTCAGAGGCAGCGGCAGCCTTAAACAGCTCCCCGACACCATCCTCGCCATCGAGCGCAACCAACAGACAGAGGACGAGGACGAGCGCAACGTCCTGCGTTTGCGCGTCTTAAAGTGTCGCTTCACAGGAGACACAGGGCTTGCCGACAAAGTACGGTTCAACAAAAAGACCAACCGCCTCGAACCCATCGACCCTCTCGACACACCGAAAGACACACAGAAAGGAGAGGAGGACGAATGTCCATTCTAGTTCCTGTTGTCAGCACAGGCATCACCCTCACCGAAATCCCCGACCGCATCTCTTACTTCATCGAGCTTGGAAACTGCTCAAAACACTGTCCGAACTGCCACAGCCCCTACCTCTCAGATACCGTCATCTCGCCCCCTGATCTTGCAGGTGTAGGACGCATGGTAGAACACGCAGCGGAGAGAGGTGCAGATGCCATCGTCCTCATGGGCGGCACAACCAATGGCATCAGCGACGATGACCTTATCACCATTTTGAGCACACTCTCCTGCATCCTCCCTGTTTGTCTTTACAGTGGGAGCGATGACGAGGAGCATGACAAAGCCATTGCACAAAAAGGTGGTGTCACGTGGCTCAAGACAGGCTCCTACCAGGAGGAGAGGGGAGGACTCAGCAGCCCCACCACAAATCAGCACTTCTACAAGCTGATCGCCCGTTTCGTTACCGATAACAAAGGTTTCCTCATACAGAGCGACACCATCTTCCACGACATCACCCACCTCTTTCAGAAGCAGAAAGGAGACCCATGGCACTGACACCCGACCAAATGAAAGACCGTCTCAGCTTCATCGACCATTACATCGCCGCAGCGAACCCCGCCAGTGGCAGCGAGGTAGACAGCAACGCCAACGTCACGCACAAGACCCTTGCCACCCTTGAGGCAGAGCTTTATAAGCCCTACACCATCGAACTCAACCGCCGCATGGTATGCGCGAAACTGCGCGAACGCTTTGGTGATGACATAGCGAACAGCTACATCAATGACCTCAAAAACCACCTCATCTACATCCACGATGAGACCAGTCTCAAGCCCTACTGCGCCTCCATCAGCCTCTATCCCTTCATCTTGGAGGGGACAAAGAGCGTCGGCGGCGTATCGGGCGCACCGAAGAACCTACAGAGCTTCTGCGGCGGTTTCGTCAACCTCGTCTATCAGATCGCAAGCAACTTCGCGGGTGCAGTCGCCACCGTCGAGTTCCTGCATATGTTCGACTACTTTGCCCGCAAGACCTACGGCAAAGATTACCTCAAGACACATACGAGGGAAGTGGCACAGGAACTACAGGGCGTCGTCTACGCCCTCAACCAACCCGCCAGCGCACGGGGCGATCAATCCGTGTTCTGGAATATCAGCGTTCTCGACCGTCCCTACATGAAGGAAATGTTCGGTGGCTTCTACTACCCCGACGGCACACAGGTTGATATGCAGTCCACTCGTGAACTGCAAATCTTCTTCATGGAGTGGTTTCGGAGGGAGCGTCACAAGGAACTCTTGACCTTCCCTGTTCTCACCGCCAGCCTCCTCACGACAAAGGACGGCTTCGCCGACGCAGAATTCATGCGGTACTGTGCAGGGCAGATGGAGAAGGGACACAGCTTCTTTGTCTATATGTCTGACAGCGTAGACAGCCTTGCGTCCTGCTGCCGCCTCCGCAACGAGCTCGCCGACAACACCTTCAGCTACACCCTCGGTGCGGGCGGCGTCGTCACAGGCAGTGCACAGGTCATCACCATCAACCTCCATCGCGCCGTACGAGAGAATGGCAAGGATTGGAAAGAGTGCCTTGACGCCCAGATTGACCTCGTTCAAATGTATCTTCTCGCATCTCGCGCTGTCTATGAAGATTACATCACCGCAGGACTTCTCCCTGCTTACACAGCGGGCTACATGAACATTGACAAACAGTTCCTCACCATCGGACTGAACGGCGTCATCGAGGCAGCAGAGCACCTTGGATATAACATCAGCAACAATGAGGCGTACAAGACCTTCCTCGCTGAACTGCTGGCCATCTTCAAACAGAAGAATAAGGAAGCCTTGAAGAAATACGGCTATCGCTTCAACACCGAATTTGTCCCAGCAGAAAACCTCGGCGTCAAGAACGCCAAGTGGGATAGGGAAGCGGGCTACCCCGCCCAGCGCGACTGCTTCAACTCCTACTTCTACTGCGTAGAGGACGACAGCCTTACCATCCTTGACAAAATCGAGATGTACGGCAAGGAAATCACCGAGCATCTTGACGGCGGCAGTGCGCTACACCTCAACCTTGAGCAGCTCCTCACCTTCACACAGGCGAAGAAAATCTTTGAGCTGTGCAGAAAGAACGGCGTACCCTACTGGACAACCAACGTCCTGTGCACCATCTGCAATAAGTGTGGCAGCATCGACCCCGAGACACGGCAGGATTGCAAACATTGCGGCAGCAAAGACCTTGACTACGGCACACGCATCATCGGCTACCTGCGCCGCATCAGCAGCTTCTCCGACGCGCGGCAGAAAGAAGCCGCCAGACGCTACTACAGCTAAGAAAGGAAAATGAATCATGACAGACATGCTCATCACCCCCATCACCGAGGAAGGCACAGACGAAATCCGTATCAGCGGACGACAGCTCCACATGGTACTGGACGTGAAAACCCTGTACAAGGATTGGTTTCCGCGAATGTGTGAATACGGGTTTTTGGAGGGAAAAGACTTTTGCTCAAAAATGAGCGAAAGTACCGGCGGGCGTCCCAGCACCGACCACCTCATGACCCTCAGCATGGCAAAAGAGATCGCCATGCTTCAGCGCACGGACAAGGGAAAGGAAGTACGCCGCTACTTCATTCAGCTTGAGGAAGACTGGAACACCCCTGAGAAAGTCGTCGCCCGCGCCCTCGTCTACTCCAACAAAATGCTTGCCGACGCACGCGCACAGCTCACACGCGCCACCGAACGGATTGCGCTCGACGCACCAAAAGTCCGCTTCGCCGAATCCGTCGCGGACAGCGAAGGCACCATCCTCATCCGTGAGCTTGCCAAAATCCTCAAGCAGAACGGCTATGAAACAGGCGAGCAGCGTCTCTATGCACAGCTGCGCCACGAGGGATACCTCATCTCCAACAGGAAAGCCGCCGACTACAACACCCCCACACAGCGAGCGGCACAGATGGGCTTGTTTGTCATCAAGAAAAGCGTCATCACCACAGCGAGCGGCGAGACGCGTGTCCAGAACACCACAAAGGTCACAGGCAAGGGACAGGTCTACTTTGTCAATCGGTACTGCGGCGTGAAAGCGTGAGCGCGTATGCTCATCTTCGACATCGAGACCGACGGGCTGCTGGACGATACCACCCGCCTTCACTGCATCGCCATCCACGACACGGAGACAGGAGCGGTCGAGGGCTACGACCCCAGTCATGCGGAGGAGGGCGTGCGGCGCCTCATGGACGCCTTAGAGAGAGGAGAGCAGATCGCAGGACACAACATCATCGCCTTTGACATCCCTGCGCTCCGTAAACTCTACCCTAACTTTGTTGTCTCCCGCGAGCAGCGCGAACAGGTCTTGGACACCCTCATCCTCAGTCGTCTCATCTATTCCAACCTTGAGACAACAGATCTTGGGCTTATGCGCAGCGGACAGCTCCCCTCGAAACTCTACAAATCCCACAGCCTCAGAGCATGGGGCTATCGCCTCGGCGAATACAAGGGTGACTATGGAGCGCAGGAGGGCGCATGGGAGACATACACCCCAGAGATGCTCAACTACTGCATCCAAGACGTTGTTGTCACAGCGAAACTCATGGAGCGTCTTATGCGGGCAGACTACAGTGAACGTGCCATCCGCTTAGAGCATGACGTCGCATGGCTTATGGCGCAGCAGGAGCGAAACGGCTTCCCCTTTGACGTAGAAGGCGCACGCCATCTGGAACAAATCTTACGGGAGCGAGGTGCAGTGCTTTCCGCACAGCTCACCGCAGCTGTCCCCCCGCTTCCCGACAAAGTATTCATCCCGAAGCGGGACAACAAGCGTCTTGGCTACGTCAAAGGCGTACCCATCCAGCGGTACAAAGACTTCAACCCGAACAGCCGACAGCAGATCGAGTACGTCTTTCGGCAGATGCACCAGTACCACCCCGATAACCCCGACCTCTACGATACCCCCGAGGACTGTGATGACTTCATGCAGTACCGATTGAAGATCGACGACGAGACCTTCCGCTTCATCAAGGATGATGACACAGCCCCCGAGGGCGTCCGAAGCCTCGCCGCCATCATGGAGGAGAGCCTTCTCATCGGCAAACGTCTCGGACAGCTCGCCGACGGCAAGAACGCATGGCTTGACATGGTAGGGGAGGACGGGCGCATCCACGGACACGTCATCACCAACGGCACCGTTAGTGGCAGAGCCGCCCATGCTGGCCCCAACATCGCACAAGTCCCCGCCGTCGGCAGCCCTTATGGGCGGGAATGTCGCGCCCTCTTTCATGCGGATGGATGGACACAGGTCGGTGTCGATGCGTGCGGACTGGAACTCAGATGCCTTGCACATTATATGTCACCTTATGACGGCGGGCAGTACGCCCATACCATCCTCAACGGTGACATCCATACCATGAACCAACAGGCGGCGGGACTGCCCGAACGCAATCAGGCGAAGACCTTCATCTACGCATTTTTGTATGGTGCAGGAGACGCCAAGATCGGGCGCATCATCAAAGGAGATGCCACCGACGGCAAAGCCATCAAGCGCAAATTCCTCAAAGCGACCCCCGCCATCAAAAGCCTTCGCGACGCCGTACAGAATGCCCTTGTCGAAACTGACCGTGGGCGCATCGTGCGTTGGAAGCGGCACTACCTGCGGGGACTCGACGGCAGACTGCTCCACGTCCGCAGTCCGCACAGTGCGCTGAATCTTCTCCTTCAATCCGCAGGAGCACTCATCTGCAAGAAGTGGATTGTCTTAACCGAGCAGCGACTTGTTGAGCAGGGGTTAAAGCATGGTTGGGATGGGGACATCGCTTTCATGGCATGGATTCACGATGAATTTCAGTGCGCGTGTCGCACCCCCGAGATCGCACAGCTTGTCTTAGACACGGCACAAGCCGCCATGCGTGAAACACAGGAGTATTTCGGCTTTCGGATGCAGCTTGACACCGAAGGCAAGATTGGAAAGAACTGGGCAGACTGCCATTGACGAAAGGAAGAAAGCAGCATGATTAAGAAAGACCTCAAATGCCCGCAGTGCGGCAAGACCCTCCTGCGCCTCTACGGCACCGCCGTGCGGGGCGTCACCTGCGCGTGCGGATGCAGCGTAGACCTCAAGCAGAAGCAGCCCCAGCGTAAGGAGATGCGGAGATGAGATATAAAGTTACAGATCGGCGAAAAAGGGGGCACAAAGGGATGTATGTACTTTTTTGGGAGGCCTACCTTCAACCGCAACAGCAATGTGAAGTCTTTTCATCGTTGCGTTCCGCACTAGATGTACTACGAAGATTTGCAGGTATGCAACAATCCCTCCACGACGCATCCGGCCACCTTGTTGCCTATACCAACGACGGAAAGGTCGTGATGTGCCATGCCTAACATCCACCTCATCTCCCACACCCCTAACCCTATGACCCTCCTCAAGACCGCCGCATCGCAGTGCTACCAAAAGGAAGCCACCGATACCACCATCAAACACATCATCGAGGCAGGGCACACCAGCGTCTTGGAACACGCCTACGCCAGCTTCTACGTAGAGTGCAGCCTCACCGTCCTCTTGCAGCTCACACGACACAGACATTTGTCGTTTACCGTCCAGAGCAGCAGGGGGACACTTTTGTCTGACCTCACAGAGACAGGCATCCTCATGGCAGACCGCCAGAACAAAGAGACCCTGCGCCTCTACCACACACTCGCCGACGAGGGGTATCGAAAGGAAGAACTCGCCTACATACTGCCCAAGGGAATAAAGTACCGCCTTGTCGTCACAGGCAACTTCCGCGCATGGTATGAGTATCTTCCCAAACGTCTGTGCAAACGGGCGACACGAGAACATCGGGAACTTGCAGAGTGCATCCACAATCGCCTGTGCGTCCTCTGCCCCGAGGTCTTTGTCCGCGTCCATAAACCCTGTGACACTTGTAAAGAAAGGAGTTGCGCATTTTAGGATGGATACACCTAACTATAACAGCACCTACGAACCTGAGAAGAACGCAGTACAGTATGGTATGCAGGTCAATCCCAAGACATACCACGTCATTTCAACCCTCGAAAAGCTCGGTATGAACGAAGTGAAGTTCGGCGCACCCTACTGCCCGTGCCTTCCGAACCATACCGAGGCAACCATCTGCCCGTGCCGCTACATGCGCGAAATGAAAGCGTGCAGATGCGGACTTTATGTACGAAAGGAACATGCAGAATGAAAGCAAATTTGATTGTCCACTGTGCAAAATGTGGGGAGATCGATGTCACCATCACACGCAAGCCCAACGAAGAATCCTACAAAGTCTATTGCACCGTCTGTGGCACCCTTCTCGCCGACATCCCGACCTACGGAATCACCTTCAAAGACGAAGAAAAGGAGGACGCCCATGCCAATCCGACCAAATGACGGCACCCTTTTCGTCCTCGGCTACTTCCTCTGTGGTGCACTCGTGGTGCTCCTATGCGGCTGAAACTCCTCATCGACGCAGATATGTTCGCCTTCATCGCGTGCAGCACCGCGACGCACGAAGCAGAGTGGGAGAGCGGTATTAGCAGCTACTTCGCTGACTTCGAGGAAGTGAAGGCAAACTTCACCAGCCGCCTTGACAGTGCCATCGAAACTGCTCTGTCCCATCATCATTACACAGGAGACTACGACATCCTCCTTTGTTTGTCTGACCCCGCCGATAATTTTCGGCGTCGCATCCTTCCCACCTATAAGGCGCATCGCAAAGGACAGAAGCCCCTCTGCTATTGGAAACTTTGCGACTGGATGAAGCGGGAGGGAGACGTATACATTCGTCCCTCCCTCGAAGCCGACGACTGCATCGGCATCCTCGCCACCATGGAGAAGAATCGGGACAACTGCCTCATCATCTCAGGCGACAAAGACATGAAAACCCTCCCTGGCAGACAGTATGACTTTCTGCGTGACACCTACGCCGAGCTCAGTGAGGAGGACGCCGACCGCAACTTCCTAATGCAGACCCTCACAGGCGACCCCACCGACGGTTACAGCGGATGTCCTAAGGTCGGCGCAGTGAACGCCACCCGCATCCTCGATGAGGACTGTTCATGGGCAGCCGTCGTCCGCGCTTTTGAGAAGCAGCACCTTACCGAGCAGGATGCCATCACACAGGCACGCGTCGCCCGCATCCTGCGTGCAAGCGATTATGACTTCAAGCGAAAGGAGGTACGTTTATGGACACCACCCGCAGCCCTCTCACCGAAGGAGAAATCGGCATCCTGCGTCATACCCTCATGACATGGCAGGAAAAGGAAATCTCATGGATCATGACAAATCATGGTGATATTGAATACACCCTTGGTGCCCTCCGCTTCCTCAGTCAGCACGACTATGTTGTTAAATTCTATGAGGGAGACTACTTCTACGGCATCCTCGCTTTTAACGTAGGGGATACATGGTGGACACCCAACCTTATTTGCAGTGAACTCTTTGTTCTGGCTACCCTTGGCACACATGGCTTCCAGCGCATCGCCGCTGCCGAACTCGAACGCATTGCCAAGGAAGCTGGGGCGTCTCTTATCCTCGCAGGTAACATATTTCAAGTGGACAACAACCTGATCGGCAACGGCTACAAGAAATGCGGCTTCCGACAGGAGTGCAGTACTTATGTAAAGGAGATCACAACATGAAGGACAACATGGAGCGAGACATCCCGTATGTCTCCAAAGAACTCTGTGCCTATCTCAGGGAGCGGTTCAGCTTGCCGAACCTCCTGCGGGCAATCGAGGATGAAGATTCCACCGCAGACCGCTCCCTCGGTGCACTCGAAGGTATCAACCTCATCATCGAGGAACTCGAAGGCATTTGCACCATGCAGGAGGAACGTGATGGGATTCGTGGGTAGATTCATCAAGACCATCTTCAGCCCATCCATCCCACAGGCAAGCGTGCAGCAGCCCACAATCACAGGACGTGATCTTGTCGCATCCACCGAGAGTGCGGCACCCGAAGCCCCTGTTATGGGGGGCACAGACAACAAAAAGCGGCGGGGCATCGAGAGCCTTCTCGTCCCGACCGAATCCATCTACAAAGGAGGAAATTAAATGGGTTTTGTAAAACGCGCCATCAGCAGCATCTTTGGCGGTGGAGGAGGCGGCGGTGGTACGACAGTCGTACAGGCAGCCCCCGCACCCGCCGCAGCAGCCGCACCTGCCACCGATTCCGCACAGCGCAGCAATGAGGAACAGAGCGGCGTCAAGAAGAAGCGACGCGGCAAGAGTGCCCTCATGGCACAGCCACAGTCGCAGAGCATCGGCGGCAGCACAGGGCTGAACCTTTGAGTGCGGCAGACAGCGGGCAGCGCACCACGGCCAGACAGCTTTATGCCAAGCTCGAAGCCGCGCGAAAGCCCTACACCGACCGCGCCGAGAAATGCGCCGAACTCACCATCCCGATGGCGTTCCCGAAGGATAGCGACACCAGCAGCACCAAGTATGCCACACCGTATCAGAGCATCGGTGCACGCGGCGTCAACAACCTCACCAGTAAACTCATGCTCGCCCTCTTCCCGCCGAACGCCCCCTTCTTTCGTTTGTCTTTGGGGGACGAAGTACGCGCGGCGATGGGCGACGACCCAAATGTGACACAGGACTGGGAAGCAGCACTCAGCAAGATTGAGCGGCAAATCACCAACTATATGGAGACCCACCAGATGCGCGTCACCATGAATGAAGCCATGACCCAGCTCATCCTTGCGGGCAACGTCCTCTTATTCCTCCCACCGAAAGAAGGAGGGATGAAACTTTATCGCCTCAATCATTACGTCTTATCCCGTGATGGAATTGGCAACACCATTGAGATTGTCACCAAGGAGAGTCTTGCCTACGGTGCGATGCCACCCGAGGCACAGAATTGCATCGAGGGCGACAGCATCGAGCCCCACAAAGAGTATGATGTCTACACCCACACATACCTTGAGGGAGACACATACCTCTCCTATCAGGAGATCGAGGGCAACATCATCGCGGGCAGTGAGCAGAGCTATCCGAAAGACGCAAGTCCGTGGATACCCCTGCGCCTTCGCAAGATGGACGGCGAAGCCTATGGGCGTAGCTTTGTCGATGAGTACATCGGCGATTTGAAATCCCTTGAGGCACTCAGCAAAGCCGTCACCGAAGTTGCGGCGATTGCAAGCAACATCATCTTCATCGTCGCGCCCAACTCCATGACACGCCCCAGTGAGTTACAAAAAGCACAGCCGGGCGAATTTGTACGCGGACGCTTGGAGGACATACAACCCCTTCAGATCAACAAGACAAACGACCTACAGATCACCACCACTGCCATCAGCAATATTGAGGCACGTCTCAGCTACGCATTCCTCCTCAACAGCGCAGTACAGCGCAACGCAGAGCGCGTCACAGCCGAGGAGATACGCTACGTCGCCCGAGAGCTTGAGGACACCGTAGGTAACATCTACAGCATCCTTGCGCAGGAACTTCAGCTTCCCCTTGTCCGACGCTTCATGAACCAGATGACAGGCATGGGGGCTATCCCACCGCTGCCGCAAGGCGCACAGGGTGTAGAACCCACGATCACCACAGGCATTGAGGCACTGGGCAGGGGACATGATCTGGCGAAGCTCGACACCTTCATCCGCTACGCACAGGTATTCCCCGAGGCGTTCCAGACCGCCGTCAAGCAGACCGAAATCCTCTCCCAGATTGCAACCGCACTCGGGATTGATGCATCTTCCGTCGTCAAGACCCCGCAGGAGATTGAGGAGGAACAGATGCAGATGGCACAGATGCAGATGGCACAGCAGATGATGCAGGGGGCACAGTAAGAAAGGAGACACTATGGCAGACACACAGCCGCAGCAGACCAATCAGAACCCGCAGAGCGGACAGCCGCCCGCACCCGACATGACAAACGCCACCGTCACCCAGACGGACACAGGCGTCATCGTTGACACCACCAAACCTGAGGTGCCGCTCACACCTGAGACGCAGACACCTCCTGCGGGGGAGGACAGTGCGAAGCCAGCACAGACACCGCCCGAGGGGGACAGCACACAACAGCTTCAGACCGACTTTCGGCAACAGCAGGTACGCGAAGGAGAGATCAAAGACACCCTCACCAAGAGCGGCATCGACTTCGACGCCCTCGCTGCCGAGTACGACAAAGACGGCGCACTCAGCGCGGAGAGCCTTGCAGCCCTTGAGAAAGCAGGATACCCGAAAGCCGTCGTCGACGCCTACCTCGCAGGACTGGACGCACTCGCCGACCGCTACGTGCAGGAGGTCAAGAACCTCGCGGGCGGGGAGGAGAACTATGCACGGCTCATCCAGTTCATCGGCAGTCAGCCGCAGGGCATCATCGACGGCTTCAACGCCGCCATCCAGAGTGGCAACATCGCGCAGATCACCCTTGCAATTAGGGGCGTAGAGGCACAGATGACCGCCGCCTATGGCACAGCAAACCCGAGTGTCATGGCAGGAGCACAGGGCGCAGGAACGCCCACAGGCTACCAGACCACCGCCGAGATGACCAAAGACATGTCAGACCCCCGCTACCAGACCGACCCTGCCTTCACGCAGGAAGTCTACCGCAAACTTCAGTACAGCAGCCTGTTCTAAGGCTTATTTTTTTTGTCTATTTTTTAAGGAGAAAACCACATGGCAAATGTAAAGATCGCAAACCCTATGGCAAAGAATGGCGTTGCAACGACCGACGCCGACAAGCTCGCCCTTGCACTCAAAGTATTCGCGGGCGAAGTCCTCACCGCATTTCAGAAGTCCTCCGTCACCCACGGACACGTCCTCGAACGCTCCATCGCCAGCGGCAAGAGCGCACAGTTCCCCGTCTTCGGGCGCACCAAGGCGCACTACCTTAAGGCAGGTGAGAGCCTTGACGACAAGCGTGAGAACATCCAGCAGTCCGAGCGCGTCATCCACCTCGACGGGCTCCTCACGGCAGACACCCTCATCTTCGACCTCGACGAGTTCATCGCACACTACGACTTCCGCAGCCCGTATTCGGCAGAGCTGGGCAACGCCCTCGCACTTTCCTATGACGCATCCGTTCTCGCCGAGTGTGCCAAGGAGGCACTGAACGCCACCGAGAACGTCGCGGGCAACGGCAAGGGCGGCGTCATCGAACGCTCCATCACAGGCGGTGCGGGCATCAACCGCGACACGGGCAACGCCATCTACGACATCCTCCTTGAGGCAAAGGCAAAGATGGCGAACAACTACGTCCCCGCAGGAGACCGCTACGCCTACCTCACGCCTGAGTTCCACTCTGCGCTTGCATCCGCACTTGAGTACCTCAACCGTGATTACGGCGCGGGCGGCTCTATTCTTGAGGGCAACGTCATTCGCCTCGCTGGCTTTGATGTCATTGAGTGCCCGCACATCACGCGCGGCGGCGACGACAACGCCAACGTCATTCAGGGGCAGGGACACATCTTCCCCGCAGCTTATGCGGACAAGAACCCCATCGTCATCTGCCATAAGACGGCTGTCGGCGTGCTCAAACTGCGTGACCTCTCGATGGAGCAGGCACGCCGCCCCGAGTATCAGGCTGACCAGATCATCGCGAAGATGGCAGTCGGTATGGGTGGCCTTCGCCCTGAGAGTGCCTTCCTCGGCATCGTCAAGAAGAAGTAAGACAACCTACCAGACGACAGGAGGGGAGGGGAGACATCCTCTCCCTTTTTGTCTTATGCAATTATATGTAAGGAGGACAACCATTGATTACAGCAACCAGTAAACTCGACGCTATTAACATTATCCTATCCTCCATCGGCAGCGACCCTGTGAACACCATCAACGAAGAAATCGACGTAGACGTGGCAAACGCTTGTCGGATGCTCGACCGCGCGTCGCGAGACATACAAAGAAAAGGCTGGGACTTCAACACCTACACACTGACACTCAGTCCCGACCAGTACACAGGCAAGATACCGTGGATACCGACGATCATCTCCTACCGAAGCACCGACGGCACACCATACGTCAAACGCGGTGAGAACTTTTTCGACATCGAGAACCAAACCTTCCACTTCAAACAGCCCATTCATCTGAACGCCATCATGATGGTGGACTTTGAGGACTTACCCGATGCTTTCAAGAACTACATCGCAGCCCGCGCTGCCATGAACTTTCAGACACGCTACATGGGCGACACGGCAAACAGCCAAGACCTTGCGCTCAGCGTGCAGGAAGCCTATCAGGACATCGTGACCTACGACATGAACATGGGAGACTACAACATGCTAACCTATTCTGGCGTCACCCCTGCCTTGGAGAGAAGCTGATGCTTTACTCACAGCAGGTCAAGAACCTTGTCTCAGGCATATCGCAGCAGCCTGACATCCTGCGCCTCCCCGAACAGCTGGACGAACAGGTCAATGGCTTTTCGACCGAGGCGGGAGGATTGCAGAAGCGCCCCCCCACCATCTTTGTGACAACTCTCCCCATCTCGATAACGACCTACATGCAGCCCCTCGTGCATTTTGTCAACCGAGATGAGAATGAACGCTACATGATACTGTTTCAAAACAGCTACGACGGTGTACCCATCCATATATATGACCTGCAAGGACACAAAAAAGTGGTACGCATCACCGAGGACATGACCTACATCAACAACAGTTACCCGCGTAAGAACCTGCGTGTCATCACTATTGCTGACCATACCTTCATCCTCAATCGAAGCGTCCCCGTGCGTCTTGCTGCTTCAAAGACACAAGGCTCGTTTGCGGAGCAGGGAGCTCTATTCCATGTCAAACAGGGGCAGTATGGGCGCAGCTACAAGATTTGGGTCAATGACAAACTTGTCGCTGCGTATGATACACCAGACGGCAGCCGCGTTGAACATACCAAGCTCATTGACACAGGCACAATCGCCGCCAAACTCGGAGAAGCTGCCCAGAATAATGGATGCACAGTGGAGATTGGCAACACATGGATACGCATAAAAAATGCCAGCACCATCAAGACACAAGATGGATTCAACAATCAGGCACTTGTCGGCATCAAGGATACCGTGCAGAAATTCTCCCTGCTGCCTGAGAGTGCACCTGACGGGTACATTGTCAAAGTCGCAGGCGACCCTAAAGGGAATGGAGCGGGCAGCTACTATGTGTCTTACAGCGCAGCGGAAAGCATCTGGAAAGAATGCGCCGCCCCAAATATCCCTGATGCCTTAGACCCTGCCACCATGCCCCATATCCTTGTGCGGGAGGCAGACGGCAGCTTCACTTTCAAACGTGCCGAGTGGGGGAAACGAGAGACGGGGGACGAGGACAGCAACCCACTTCCCTCCTTTGTCAACCACACATTGAACGATATTTTCTTCTACCGCAACCGTCTAGGATTTTTGTCTGGGGAGAACGTCATTCTCTCGGAGAGTGCCTCCTACTTCAACTTCTGGATGACATCAGCCAACGACATCCTTGACACCGATTGCATCGATGTTCCCACGACCACCTCGCGCATCAACATCCTTAATTATGCAGTGCCTTTTAATCAGAGCCTCTATTGCTTCTCCGACAGCACACAGTTCATGCTCAGCTCGGACACCGTGCTCAGCCCTAAGAACTGCGCCTTGATTGAAGTCACAGGCTTTGCTTCCTCTCCTGACTGCCGCCCCGTGAACGCAGGGAAGAACCTCTACTTCACCGCCGACCGCACCACCTACACCAGCGTCAAAGAATACTACAACGTGCAGGACATCGCCGACGTAAAGAACGCACAGGACATCACCAGTCATGTCCCAAGCTACATTCCTAAGTCCGTCTATCAGATCGTCAGCAGCACCAACGACCACATCATGCTGTTCCTGACGGACGGAGACACAAAATCCCTGTTTGTCTATAAGTACCTTTTTGTCAACGAGCAGCGGATTCAGGCATCGTGGTCGCACTTCGATATGGGGGATAACGTCTATGGAGCGTTCTTCCTTGGCTCGTCCCTCTATCTCCTGCTTAGACGCGGAAATTGGCTGAGCCTTGAACGCATGGACTTTACCGAGCACTTGGAGGACTTCGGCGGCATTGAGCCCTATCGTGTCCATCTCGACAGCAAAATTGTTGTCACCTCCAACGACTACGACCCTGCGTACAACACCACCACATTCAACATTGGGCGCATCTACCAGAACGGCAGTCTCAGGGAATACCATTGTGTCCTGCCAAATGGAAAGTGTGTCATCATTCCCAAAGAAAAGCTGATAAAGACGAATGGAGCAAACACCATCAACATCGTCCTCGAAGGAGATCACAGAGGGGAGAACGTTATTGTTGGCATTCCTTACGAATTCCGCGCACGCCTCAGCCCCATCTACATTCGGCAGGAGGACAGCAGAGGCAACACACGCGCCGTCACCAACGGACGCCTTCAGGTGCGCAGCATAGACATGCAGTACAGTGACACAGGAGGCTTCGTTGCCAATGTCAAAAGCCGAGGACACACCTACACCTACACCGTCACCAATCGCAAGATCGGAACAATGGTATTCGGAGACAAAGCCCTCGTGGCAGGAACCCTCCGCATCCCTGTGCAGAGTGAGAACACCGCTTGCAGCATCACCATTATATCTGATTTTCCCTATCCGCTTGCCCTTATTGGATTCCTCTGGAAGGGCAGCTTTGTACCGCGAACGAAAGGAGTGTAACAATGGGAGCAGTAATGGCACTCACCATGGGCAGTACTGCCATGCAGCTTTATAACCAGAACAAAGCTCTCGAAGCGCAGGGCAGAGCCAACGCCGCCACTGCCCGCAGCATGGTATCTTCCATGAACCGCAGTCTTATGAACTACGAGCAGCAGCGACGCGACATCTTCGAGGCAACCGTAGAGGAGGTGGAGCAGACACAGCTTCAGAGTCGCCGCCTCACCTCCTCCGTCGCCGCATCCGTCGCCGAAGGCCTTCAGGGAGGTGGACGTACCGCAGACCTCCTCGTGCGCAGCAGCGAGGCAGACAAAAATAGAGCCGTGACAAGTGTCAAAGACAACTACCGCCGAAAGTCCAATGAGATTGACCTCAACAAAGAGGCGACCCTTCTTAATACCAAGGCGCAGATCAGCGGCATTCGTGAAGTGCATAAGCCCTCTTTCCTTGGGACACTTATGCAGTTCGGTACGGCGTATCTGGGAGCGCGGCAGCAGCAGGAGAGCATTGACCTCCTGCGCAAACAGAACGACGTGGATGGCAACAGAGCCTATGTGCCGTATGCCCCCCGCACCTACACACCGACCACCATCCCGAGCCTCTCGTTTGACATGGGCGACAAAGTATATAAGGCGTACAACCAGCCCTTTAACTTTGTGTCTTATTTCGGGAAACTCCCGACACAGGCAAAGCCCGTCTTTGACTTCACCTACAAGAACCCGTTCAGCCAAGACAAACAGATGATAAACCCATTCTAACCACAGAAGGAGAACACAATGCCAACACCTATATCCGCAGCCCTCGGAACAGAGCGGCAGTTCACACCGCAGCCCGAGCATGGCTACGTCGGACAGTACGTCGGTGTGTCTCCCGTCAACGTCAGCGCAAGCACCGCACACTATGACCAGCTTGCCCAGAACTTTGCACAGCTCGGCGCAGCCCTCACAAGCTATCGTGTGTCTCATGAGCGGTATCTCTCCGAGACAGGTCACATCGACAGCGAGCGCATGATAAAAGGCATGACTGAGGCAGACATCAAGAAACTCAACGCCATCGACGCCGCACAGCAGGAAGGTTTTGCCGACTGTCTCAGCAACCCCTACTTCAAGGCACACGCGGAAAAACTGCGCGGGGGATTTTTGTCTACGGTCATGAAAAACCAGTATGACGAAAAGTATGCCCTTACCCCTGCCCGCAGTGCCGAGGAGGAAGCCAACCGCTACCGCAAATTCTCGCAGGACTGGCAGAGTGCCAACCTCAGCGGCGACAAAGCCCCCATCAATGAGATTGCTTTTAACACTGGTTTCAATGAGAACCAGCTCGTCAACATGGCGAACCTCATGGGCACATGGGAAAAGAAGAACTACGAGAACGAAGTCACTACCGTTATGTCCGCTTCCCAAAGCAAACTCAGTGACATTATTAAAGATTCTGCTGAGCTGCTGAAAACCAATGGGGCGATGACGGAAAAGACACAAGAAGTATTCAACGAAGTGCGCCTCATGGGACTGCCTCTGCAATACAAAATGAAACTCCTCTCTGACTTCAGCGAGCAGCTGATTAAGACAGGACACCTCGACGAAAAGCGCCTCAGTCAGATGATGGACAACATTGTCGTCCAAACCAACCTTGACGGCAGCACTATGAAAGCCTCTGAACTCCTCCCAATGATGCAGTACCGCACCATGGCAGCCGAGTACAACCGCCAGTTCCATACACAGGAAGATTACAACTGGATGCAGAGCTTCATCAAGAAGGGCAGAGCCGGACTGATGGACGCGATGAAAACCGTTGAGGGGGAGCGTATCACTGACCCCGAACTTGCCCGCAAGCATAACGCGTTCATCCCTTACATTCAGTCCAAAGTAGAACAGCAGGAGAACGAAGCAAAACGGCTGCGCTACAACATGATGCGAGCCAAAGGGAAGAATGCCGGAGCAAAGAATGGAAGTCGCGGCACCGTCAAGGATGGAGAGACCATCAACGACATTTTGTCTGGTGTCTTAAATGGAGACGATATGGTCGGAGGGCTTCCGATCAACAGCTACAACTTTGACAAAGACGCTCTGTACAGCGCAGTCCTCCCTCTGGCGCAGCAGCTTACTGCGGATGGGAATTGGGAAGGACTAAACCGTCTCATGAACTACAGCAAGCTCAAGGACTTACGAGGCAGTATCTCCGACAATCTGGCAACTACGCTCGCTCAGATTCGCCCCTCTGACGATGGCGGCGTCAACATCGGGGACAATCCGCAGCTCATGGCGTTTGTCAAAGCGATTGCGACGAATCCGAATGCCGCCGCACATACCTTTGGCGGGGCACTGGCGACAGAGGGCAGAAAGATTCAGCTCTTTACAGATATGTATGGAGGGGGTGACGACGGCTTTGCACAAGGCTTGCGCCTTTATGCAGAATCCAATGACACAGCCAAACAGAACCCAGACCTTCATACGAGCAACGTCACCGCAGGACACAACAGCATCGCAGGATACACGATTGACGGCGTCGCCAACTTCGGCGGCTATTCCGATGAGGCAGACTTTGGCTACAACTGCAACCGCTTTGTGGCAAATGAACTGGGGCAGGTATGGACAGCCCTCCTCGATACGGGAATGCCAGCAGAGGCGGCACAGCGGCAGATCAACCAGCTTGTGCGTCAGCAGTATGGCACGTACCACTATTCTGTCTTTCCCAAAAATGTTTACTACAACATGGGGACAGACAACAATGCAGTCTACTTCAGAAAGGGGCTGGACGCCGCCATCTGGGAGACATTGGGCGCTGATGGAACAACTGCGGATGCAGAAACCATCACCCTCACCTTTAACCCCAACACCCGTGTCTTTGACATCTACAGCAGCACCGCTGACAAACATGCTACCTTTACCACCAGTCAAATTCGGGACTATGGCATGAAAGCCTATGAGAAAGACACAAATGAAGGAACCCCAGACCCCGAAGCGTCCACGCTCGATATGGACAAAATCAATGAGGCGCGTTCTGTACCGAAACAATTCAACAACGCAGACAGCTATGATGACCCGTCCATTCTGGATGAATATGAAAGCGAATACAGTGAATAAAGAAAGGAGGCAGCCATGACCTTATATGAATCGGCATCGCAAGTCGCCGAAGCCGTTCATGTCCCCACCAGCATCATCTATGCCCAGTTCCGTCATGAATCAGAGGATGGGCAGTCTCCGCTTGCGCGTGAGGACAACAACTATGCGGGGGTAACTGACCCGAATGGCGGGTTCATGCACTTTGACAGCATCGAGGACTTCACCAATTATATGTGTCGCTTCCTTCCCAAATTCGGCGTGGAGGGAATTGATAACCCTGAGGACTATGCAGCACAGCTTCAGAGTGAGGGATACTATACAGCGGACTACAGCGAATATGTCGGCGGTATCCGCAAGTTTATGGCACAGGCACAGACAGAGGGAGAAGATAGAGGAGACACACAGGAAGATGATGTGTCAAGTACCGATCTGGACTTCTCTGTCCTTGCCTCCAACCACCCCGGGGATAACTACACAACGGCACTCTACGCCGATGAAAATTCCGTCGGGCTTCAGCCTCATTCCATTCGAGGACTGAACCTCATTGGAAAACACATGAATGACAACTATGGCATCATGACACTAATTACGGGAGGTGCAGAGCGTTGGACGCACTCAGGCGGTGAACACAGCCACCACACAGGTGATAAAGCGGACATCGTTATGCAGGGAGTAACCCCTGATTCGGAGATGGGGCAAGACTTCATCTCCTTTTGTCATGATAATGGCTGGTCTTGTAATTATGAAAACGCTGGTACGGACAATGCGCACTGGGATATTGACTTCACTGGGCATGACAACCGTGACCCGCAGCCTGAAGGAAAGCGCAAAGGCTTTACGGGGAGCTTTCTCACCGAGGTCTTAGAGCCGGGCTATGATAGCCAGACATATGGGCGCATGACAGGAAACCATGACCCTGACACCTTCGGCGAAGGCTTCACACCCCTCCCGTCGCCATCTGGTACTGTCTCGACGATGTTTACGAACTTCTGGGACAGCGTCACGGACAGCGGCATCGCCAAAGCGCTTGAGTACGCATGGGGCGGCATCGGACACAGCGGTAAATGGTGGTTTGAAAAGAAAGACCCCGTCACCCAAGAGGACATCGCCTACGTGGCGAATGCCCTCCCGAATGACAAAACAGCCCAACAGTTTGTCTTGCTCAATGGGCGCGACAGCGAAGAAATCCGTTGGCTCGTCAATCAGCAGCTTGTGGAGCAGAACCGCAAAGCCCTCGTGGAGAAGTGGCGGCAGGAGAATGAAAGCAGCATCGCAGGTGCGCTCATGTACGCTGCGGGCGGGGCGGGCTACATCGTTGACCCACTGAACCTTGTCCCGATGGGCAGCGCAGTCAAGGGCATGCAGATGCTTGGGCGCCTTGGCGGTGCTATCCGCAACGTCAGCAAAGCCCGTGAGATCGCTAAGATCGCAGGACAGGCAGCCTACACCTTGGCAAAGGCAAACGCTCCGATGGGAGCCTCCACGCTTGTCAATGATTACCTCAGACAGACCTATGGCGGAGAGGACGTACACTATGCCTTCGACGCAGCCGCCGCCATGCTTGCGGGGACAGTGCTCTCTGCTGCGGGACTTGGCGCTGGGAAAGCCTTCAGCCGTCTCACTTATGGACGCAAGGGAAGCCTCACCGCCCATGTGGCAGAGGTGGCAGACAAAGCAGAAACCAAAGCCTACATGGACGCGGCGGGCATAGACACAAATGTTATCCGCAGCGAAACCGTGAAGGAAATGAAAAAACTCCATGATGCAGAGTACGGAAAGCAGATCGGCTCTAAAATCTACGACACATTGGAGAAGGACGGCAGCGTGATCGCTACCACCTACGAAAAGGCAGCAGCTCTTGTGTCTCGTGTGAGCGGACGCGAACTGCCGCGTGACGCCAAGGCGTTCTATGTCCCAAATGAAAACTACACCGTGCTCCTCACGGACAACATCAAAGACCCCGCCCGCGTTGATGCCCTCCTTGCCCATGAGCTTGGCGTTCATGCAGGACTTGAAAAGAGCATCGGCACAGAGAACTTCAACAAACTCATGGCAGATGTCAAGAAGTACATGAACAAGAAGAATCATGTATTCAATGACATTCGCCGCCAATATGATACACAAGACCCTGAGGAAGTCTTTGCCCATGCCGTAGAAGATGACAAACTTCCTCCAGGCTTCCGCAACCGCATCGGGGGCATTATCAATAAAGCCCTCGGCGAGCGCGGCAGCAGCATCACCCTTGACAAAGATGACGTGACAAAACTGCTTCTTGCACAGAAACGGGAGGCAGACGCACAACATCTTGGTATCCATTACAACCCGGATGGCTCGACCGCCTTTGCGGGGATGCGCTTCTCGCGTGACAACCTCCTCAATCCAAAACTCTTTGAGGATCTCTACGAGCTGGACCCCACCGTTACCAAAGAGACACAGGCAGCCCTTGGAACGAATGGGATTGCACAGGGCGTCGGTAAATTCTTGGAGCAGGGCATCTATGGTCTCATGGCTAACTCCAACTCCAACACCGCCCGTGCCCTTGCAGGACATCTCTTTATGGATGCACGTGGCAGAGGATTGACTGGATTGGAAACGATTTCGGGTGAGGAGCAGAAAGAAACCATCATCAAGCGTTTGGCTGTCCCGTATCTTGACTACGCCGACGAGCGTCTTGCGTGGATGAACGCCAACAAGAAGATTGATCGCCGCAGCGCACAGCTTGCCTTTGACAACATGGCAGTGCGCTACTACAACGCGAAGTATGCAGGGAACAAAGCCACCGCGTTACTAGATGTCCCCGAGGAGGTCAAAAAAGCAGCAGAGCACATGCGCCATTATCGAGAGGAACAGATCGACATAGGCAAGCACTCTGCGGACTATTTCGGCGCAAAGACCGACAACCTTATTGAAAAGGAATGGGAAGCCGTTGACGATGAACTATGGCGTCAGATTGACGACCACCTCCGCGCGGACTTTCAGGCACATTTCAATTCCTTTGAGGACGCCGCTGACCATCTGCGTGAGTACATCCGTGCAGCCGCTAAGTATGACACCATCAAAGAGGTCATCAAACGCGACGTGCGGATGGAGAACGCACGCATCAAGGAAAAGAACATCGAGCGTACCGCCAAGGGACTGCCCGAAAAGCCGCTGAAAGAAATGCCCGAGCCCACCGACCAAGATGCAAAGGAGTGGTTGGAAAAACGCCTCGACGATGAGATCGAAAGCATCCTGCTCCGTGATACGGATGAGATTTCCACAGACCCCAAAGTGATTGGGCGTGTCGGCGAGCTGAACTTCCTCAAGCAGCGCATCCCAATGGACACCTCTCTCGAAATGAAGATGAACGCAGGAACGCCGAACGAGTTTTCTTTCTCCTTTGACAACAACCTTCGTAACTTCGACATGGATGCCATCGTGCAGAAGAACATGCAGCGATTCGGCGGGGAGATTGCCTTTAAGAACGTCTTTCACACCGAGAAAGAATATCAAGAAGCCATGACGAAGATCGAGAACGAACTGAGCAAAGCCTCCCGTCTCGGCGACGCCAACAAGAGTGTCATGAATGACTATCATGAGATTGAGCGTTCCCTCAAAGAACTGCGCGGATGCCGCCCGCGTGAGGACATACTGACAAAAGGCACAGCACTGCTGCGTCTTGGTCTGAACACCTCTTATGTCAAGAACGGGGCAAATATGGGCTTCGCGCAGCTCGGTGAGATAGGTGGAGCTATCGCCTATGGCGGTCTCCACAACCTCGTCGGTTTCCTCCCCAGTCTCAGTAAACTTGCTCTTAAAGCACGGCAGGGGAAAGTGAGTGCCGAGGAAGCCATGGAGGCAGAACGCTTCCTGTGCGGGGCAGCCCTTGAGGCAGAGACACACACGATCAACTTCCAAGACAGAGCCATCCACGATGCTTTCACCAAGGATGCAGACAACATCGGCGGGGCACTCGTGCGGATGAGCGACTGGATACACAACTTGGGGAAAGTTACGTCTACACTTAACATGCTCCCCAAGATGACCGAAAGCATGTACCGCCACTTCCGCACCGGCTATATCGCCGACGCCGTCGCCTATGCGCATGGCTTCAAGACATTCAGCAGCGTGCGGAATCCCTTCACAAAGGCGAAGTTAAAGGCTTCCAACATCACCCCCGAAAAGTTCGACAACATCATGGAGAACCTACGGAAATACACAAAGGTCGATGAGAAGGGCAACATCATTGGAAACGATTGGAAAATGTGGCGTGAGAACGACCCGCAGAGCTACTTCCAATTCTATGGAATGACACAAACCCATGCAGAGCGGGCGATTGTATCGGGCACAAAACAGGGCAACAAAAACCTCATGAAGGCGAACAGCTGGATATATCGAACCCTCTTGCAGTTCAAAGACTACAATCTTCGTGCCATCAGCGGTCAGACCATGCGTGCCCTTACCGCCCGTGATCTTGATGATGCAATCGCATTTGGCATGTCGATGGCGACGAACACCGCTGCGTTCATGCTGCGTGCTGGCTTTAAGGGTGCCCTCATGTACGCCGCAGGAAATGCCACAGGAGCGAATGACTACCTCAAACAGCAGTTTGACGAAGGACAGCTTCTCCGCGTGGCCGCTCTGCGCTCTGCCATGGCATCCCCTCTTTCTTTTGTCAATGATGCGTGGGAGGCATGGACAGGTGCGCCGACCATCCGCACTACCGTTGACCGCAACGCACACGCACCAAAAGACCAAGATGCCAAAGACAAATTTGGTAATGCAGTTGCACAGCTTCCTGCTGTACAAGAGCTTCTTGCACCAGTGACAGCTGGCATCGGTGCAGCGGACTTTATGAATGGTGAAGGAACGCAAAGAGATGTGCGTAGGCTATACAATGTACTGCCAATACCACGCTTTATTCCGTTCATGACCTACATTGACAGCCTCGTCAAAAACAGCGGCGTACCGGAAAAACGCCCTAAGACACAATAAGGAGACACAAGCATTATGCAGCATAAAGCAACCATCTTTTATGAGTGGGAGCAGGGGAAGTCGGCATACAGCTTCCCTTTTCCCTACCTCAGCAAACAGTTTGTCAAAGTACGTGTCGATCACGCCAACACATCCACCCTTCTGGAATACAACCGTGATTACACCATCGAGGGACAGACCCTCACCCTCACACCCGTACAGACTTTTGTCTCGGGGGCAACACTCTGCATCTACCGCCAGACGCCCACAGGCAGTCTTGTGGACTTCAGTGACGGCAGCCTCCTGCTCGCCTCCGAGATGGACAGGCTCAGCACACAGCTCCTTCATGTGGAGGAGGAGAACAGCGACCTCATCGCCAGCACAGGTATGTTCGCCGATGATGACAACTCGTGGCAGGGGCAGGGGAGGCGCATCAAGAACCTCAGTGACCCCGTGGACACGCATGACGCGGTGACGCTCAGCCATCTGGACAAGGTCGGTGTGGCACGCCGCGAGGAAATTGCAGCCCTTGCCGTACGGGCAGAGAGTGCAGCAGAGACAGCCAACGAACATGCCGCTGCTGCTTCTGTCAGCAAAGATGGTGCGCAGACGGCAAAGCAGGGAGCAGAGACAGTGCGGGATGCAGCGAAAGGCTATGCAGAGGATGCGAAAAACAGTGCAGAGAAGGCAAAGAAATCTGCGGATGACAGCATGGCTGTGGTGGAAAATATCCAGACACGGGAAACCAATGTATTGCGGGCTGAGACAGACGTAAAGAGCACTGCACAGCGCGTCGATCAGCAAGTACAGTGGATTAGCGGGAAGGAAACAGCAATCAATGGCTATGCCAACACTGCGTCCGAGGCGGCGATAGCTGCTGCCAAGAGTGCCCAGACAGCCGCCGACAATGCTAAAAATGCAGACGTATCCAATAAGGCGGCCCACAGTGATATGAAAGCGACAGAAAAGTTCGCTCAAGAAGCAGCTGTGTCAGCACAAGAGGCGGCTAAATCAGCACAGGAATCCGCCGACAAAGCAAAAATTAGCGGCGTCATAGATACAGCACATATCATGAATGAGGCAATTACAGCAGAAAAACTAGCACTGGGGAGCGTTACATTACCCAAACTAGCCACAGATGTCAGGTGGTCTATGCACCGCAGTTTTGGGCGCACTCTTCCTAAACTTGTGTCTATCATGGATAAAGCCCATTCATCGCCAGCGGGGAACTACAAGACCATCCCGTTATACAAAGATGTCTTAATTCAAACAGAGAATTCGGAAAATACCATGGTTGGTCAGTTTGACCAATTACTCATCGTGTGCTGTATCACCCCTCCGGCATCATCAGGGGCAGAAAAATACTTTAGCTATATCCTTATTCCTTCTTGGGAGATTGAATACTGTCCGTCGGTGACAGCGCTGACAAATGGGTTTCTGACCCTTAGTTACCCAGCCCCTTGTTCGGCATGGGTGATCTTAAAAACGCAGCCATCCGTTAATTGGGCTCCCTCATGGGTAATCAGCCTTTCTGTGTCTAATGCAGAAACACTGCTGATCGTTGATGTCATGACCATCAATTATTCCAGAGAGCCCGTTGTATGAAAGGAGACAACACCATCATCATTACTACAGAAACACCTATCCACGCACTCATCCATGCCATCGAGAACGCATGGACGAGCACAGAGCTGACCGCAGGTGCCGTATTCGGCATCATCTACACATTTCTTGACAAAGCCTTCGGCGGACTTGACGCAAGCATCGAAGCCCTCGCCGTCCTCATGTGTCTTGATGTCCTCACAGGCATCGCCGCAGGACTGAAACATCATCGGCTCAGCTCTGCTGTCGGTTCAAAGGGTCTGTTCAAGAAAGCGGGCATCTTTGTCTGTATCCTCATCGGCTTCCTGCTCGATACCGCCATCAACGTAGACATTTTCCGTGACATGGTAATCGCAGGATTTGCCCTCATCGAAGGTATGAGCCTCATAGAGAACATTGACCGCATGGGCTTTGGCTACATCATCCCTGCATTTCTGCGGGACAAGATGAAGCAGATCGCCGAGGAGAAACGACTGAAAGGAGACAAAAAATATGAAACGAGGAATTGACGTATCCGAAAACAATGGCTGGGTGGACTGGGACGCCGTAAAGGCCGCGGGCTATGACTTTGCCATTGTCCGCTCCTCCTATGGACGCACAGGCGTCGATGACATGTTCAGGCGCAACGTCAACGAAGCACACCGCGTCGGGCTGATCTGCGGTGCGTACCACTATGGCTATGGACTGAACGAATGGCATGCACGCGAGGAGGCACGTCATTGTCGCAGTGTCATTGACGAAGCAGGAGTGCTCCTTGAGCTGCCCGTATTCTACGACATGGAGGATGCAGACCAGTACAAGGCACGCAAGGGCTTCGCCTTCGACCCCGACGAAATGACCGCCATGTGCAGGGCGTTTATCGACACCATCGGCCTTGACTGTGGTGTCTACGCCTCCTGTCACTGGCTCGAAAACTACATTGACTGGCAGTCCCTCGGCTGTCCTGTCTGGAACGCCCAGTGGTCATCCCGCGACGACATTAAGGGCTTCATGTGGCAGTACACCGATGGAGCATTGATTGGAGGAAAAACCTTTGATGCCAATATCCTTTATGAAGCGGATTAAAGGCATGAGCAGAAAGAGCCGTCTTATGGCGGTTCTTTTTGTTTGTCTTGCCATTATCCTTTGTGTCTTATTTCTTAACAGCTGCAAGCATGACAATGAAAAGACACAAGACCCCATCGTCCTCACCCCTGAGGAAGCCGTGAACGAAAACGTCCTTGAAAACAAGCTGGACATGAACAAAAGCAACGCACGGGAAACTGCCAGCTACATTCGTGATGCACAGATAGGGCTGAGACGCCCTCAGACGCTCTACAATGAACGAAACGAGGGTGGGGGCAGTGTTACCTATACCGTGCAGGAAAAGATTGCCAGAAACGATGCTGCGCTGCCTAAAGAGGCACTTGCCAAAACGGATGCCACCATCGTCGCCGAGCAGCCCGGGAACAAAGATGTCCCCGTCGGCATCTACAAGATTAACAACTATCGCAACTGGGAGCTTGGCGTCGGCATGGGCGCCCATGACGGCAAGACCTACATCCCCGTGAGTTTGCAGCGCAACTACAGTAAGAGTCACTCCATCGCCGTTGAACTTCACTATGACCTGAAAGACAGCAAAGTGAGTGGTGGAGAAGTCCAGTGGAAAGTACATTTCTAAATGAGCATGCTGGAAGAACTGAGAGCTCTTTGGCCTTGTTGGACTTTCAGGCAAAAGATTCTGTTTGTCTTAACCCTTTGGTTACTACCCTTACAAGGAATTTTATGCCTGATGTTCTACATCGGAGAAGGTGCAAGAGAACTCAATAATAGCATTTCTCTTTGGTTTCGTCCGTATTTCAGTGTAAGGAGGAAATTGAATGAATAAAGTGGATAGGTACGCCCCCGGTGTCGAGACGCTTATTGAGTATACAGACCTGAACGCTTGCGAATGTGGTGATTCCGCATGGGCTGAGAAACTGAAGCGTGCTTATGCAAAGGATTATGATACGCTCGACTATGCCTTCATTGAGGTATTTCGTGAATGGGCAGCGAAGCATAATCTCTGATCGAAAGGAGACAAACAACATGACACGCATTACATCCGGGCTCCCCGTTGAGGAGCAGGAAACCGTCGTACAGCTTGATCGTCAAACTAAGATTGCAACGATCTACACATCAGATTCACGCCTTATGAACCGATTGAGCAAGAAGTATGAATGCACAAAGGAGCATCGGAATGAGGGTAAAGTCGTTGCCCTTGAGTTCAAAGTTCCCGAATCATACATTACATTCCGCAGTCCACGTCCCGTGAAGAAGGAAGCAGACGCATAGACTTCGATTCTAATGCTCGTAAACGGCTAAATTTTGGGGTTTAGAGGAGATGAAATCCTTCCCCTAATAGTTTATATGGTAGACAGAAATCAACCCCTCTATTCCACGTTTTTTCATAGAAAGGAGACAACCAACATGGCAGGGATAAAACTACCACAGGAACTTATTGATGCTCTTGCCCAACAGGAAGCCGATGCACTTCTTGAGGGGCTTCAGGACGAGGAGATGCGAAAGAACCCCGCCTTCCTCGCCAAGGTGCGGCAGTTCCTCAAAGACAACGACTTCATCACCACTACAGAGACGGAGGGCGTGCAGACCATTGTGCGGGATGTCAGCACCATCCCTGATCTCATTGGAAATGACACAACAGAGGTGCTCCATTGAACTGGTCGGAGCAGGACATCGAGAAAGCGCGACAGCACTTCTGGGCGTTTGTCTATATTGTCTGGAAATCCATCGGGTTGCCTAACCCGACACCCATTCAAGTAGACATCGCCCAGTATTTGCAGAACCCGCCGAGTGACCGCATCGTCATTCAGGGATTCCGAGGCGTTGCCAAGAGCTTCCTCACCTGCGCCTACGCCGTGTGGCGTCTCTGGCCGAATCGTGATCTCAAAGTCCTCATCATATCTGCGTCGCGTGACCGCGCCGACGACAACGCTCGCTTCATCAAAAGCATCATCCGTACACTGCCCTTTCTTGCCGACATGAAAGCAGACAAGACACAGCTTGACACCCAGAACATCTTCAACGTTGGCGGTGCACAGGCAGACATCTCCCCGAGCGTCAAGTCCGTCGGCATCACTGGGCAGATCACAGGCACACGCGCCGACCTCCTAATTTCGGATGATGTTGAGGTTCCGAAGAACAGCGGAACGCAGCTTCAGCGTGACAAACTGTCTGAGGCAGTCAAAGAGTACGACGCTATCCTAAAGCCGGGCGGGCAGATCATTTATCTCGGGACGCCGCAGAACGAAGCCAGCCTTTACAACACACTGCGGAGACGTGGCTACGAGACGAGAATCTGGACAGTCCTCTATCCTGAGAGTGAGGAGGAAATGGAAAGCTACGGGGATTCCCTTGCTCCATTCATCCGAGACAAATATCTCAGTGACCCAAAGAAGTATGCAGGAAAGCCTACTGACCCGTCGCGCTTTGATGAAATTGAAATTGAGAAGCGACGTTTGTCTTATGGGCGTGCGGGCTTTGCCTTGCAGTTCATGCTCAACACAAACTTCAGTGACTACGAGAAATATCCGCTCAAAGTCTCTGATCTCATCATCGACAGCCTAGACCCACACGAAACCAGTACCAAGTGGGCATGGGCAAATGGCAGCGCACAGCGGCTTGGAGACATCCCCTGCGTTGCCATGAATGGCGATATGTACTATGCACCGCTCAGCCGCAGCCCTGACACAATGCCTTACACAGGAACAGTCATGGCGATTGACCCTGCGGGCAGAGGCA